CCGCCAAGGTAATCAGCCACGCTTGAAAACTCTTCGTTATTTTTGTTGCGGGTGTTGTTAACTAGGTTTACAGCGTGGTCAAACACGGGTTCGATTGGGATGTTATGCAGCCCCAAGTTACGAGCGATGATGCCCCCCGTTATATCAATAGCAATACCTGCTGACCAAAAGCGTTCGGTGTTCGTGATGTTCGCGGCACGGTCTAATTTCCTATTTACGCGCCCCAGTAGTTCAATAACCGTGGGCAGGTTGCTTGCTACGTACTTAATGTAGGGGTCTATGGCGTGCCCGTAGTTGCTAATGATTCGCCCAAAATGAGACTTTGACCACGTAGGATCGTCTTGGGTATCGGGCAGAATCTCGTCCTCCAATATCCGTAGCAGTTCCGCATCGGGGAAGGATTTGAGGGTCATCAAGGCGTCTTTAACACGGCGGTTAGATGAGGAAACCACCGGGATTTGCCAAGTCGTGAGGTTAATCCGCTCGACGTTAGCCTTACCGCTCATGCGGTTCTTGCCCTTGCCGGAAGTTATGTCATACACAAGGTTTGACATGATCTTGACTTCTAAGTTAGTTAACTCGTCAATCGTAGGAGTCATTGACTGCATCGTGCCCATTCGTTGCATACGATGGTTATGTGTATCTTTATAAGATAGCATCAACTGCTTGGGGTTGCCGTAGATTGAATTGATGGCGTGTAGCAGGGTAGTTTTGCCTGATCCACCACGTTGACTGACTAGATTAAGGAGGAATCCATCTAGGAAGCCTTCACCTACAAACTTCATAAGAGGCCCACCAAAACCCATGAAGAACGCAAAAGCACGTTGCTCCATCCCCGGTCTGCCATAGGCATTGATAATGTCTTTCCAAACATGGAAGTCGCCTTTGGGTTTAAACGCGGGTATGGTAGGTAGTGTCACAACAGTTGGGGGGCTGTATAGCACCTGACCATCAGCACGAATCTCTCTGTCTCCAACGATGAATGCGCTGTCATCTTCTAACCAACCAAACTGTTTACGAGCGATTTCTGATTTGCCCATTGCTTGTAGTTCCTCTACCCATCTTGTTACGTATGACATAAGTAGTTCCTGTCTTTTCCCCAGTATGGCTATACCCTGCTGTGCGACTGCATTAATAAACTTTTCTTTGGATAGTGCAGAAGTAAGCGGCACTATAAATTCACGAACACCGTCTTTGGGTAAGTGCAACCGGAGCAGGAGCGTTTCCCCATCATCAGGGTCGTGGATGCGTTTCACCACATACACATCGTATGGGTAAATTAATTCGTCTTTGTCATCTTCTTTGTTGGGATCAGCACGGCGGTACACCCCACCTACTTTGCCTCTAAAGTATGGAAACGGATACGTTGGGATGTTATAGGTTACGGCTTCTTTAGTGACTTCTTCCACCTGTGTAACTACATTATCTTCTTCGGCGGCTTCGACAATCTCTCTTCCGATTTGGATTGGGGACGTTACTTTAAGCGTGCACCCCTCGCAGGCTGATGGATTAAGCGTTTTGAAGGTTGCACAGGTGTACGGCCCCTTAGTCTCATTAGCCTTTTTAATAGTCCGATTTGCTGAGTATTCAGGGTGTTGTTCTGATATTTTATGGATACCCACGCTTCCATCCACGCAGGCGTTTGCGATGGATAAAGCGGCTCTCCATAGAGGTTCTTCGAGTACGTCTTGATTCCTAAATGCATTGGCAATCTGCTCACAGCCTTCTCCATTGACTGATTTAATAAGAATTGTTTTGAATTTGGATTGATAGTTACCCATTAACGCCAAAGTCATTGGATCCATCTGACGTGTAAAAGGCTTCTTACCCGGAATGTCGAGGAGATCTATTACAGGTAACTTCTCAGAGAATGCGCCAAGACTAACCCGCTTGCCTGCTTTTAATACTTTAGTTGGCAGGGGGTTGTTCGGGTCTTTAAAGTTTAGCGTCTCCGGTATGCGTAGAATGCGTGCCACGTCTGCCGTGACTGCGGGGTCGGCTTCAAACTTGTGCTCTTGGCATAGTGCCTTAAACCGCTCGGCTATAGGCTTCCACTCTTCACGTGTTATGGGTTGTTCTAGCACCCAGTATGCGTGTAGGCCGCGCCCCGAATTAACAACTACGGTTGGCTTGGTAAAGTCGGTGCTCGCCAAAAACTTTTGTAATGCTTCGATACCTTCCGTCTGATCGGCGTAGGCTTTGTTCGTCCCGCAGTCTATATCTATAAAGAACGAGTTAAGTTCTTTTGCATTGGAGACTGTACGTCCTTCGTCTGATTGGAAATTCGCTAGAGCAAAGTAAGCATCGTAGCCTTTGTGCACCATCGCATCTGCGTAGTCGCTTACTTCATCAATAGACTCTACAAAGACCTGCTTTGGTTTCTTGTCTGTACCTAAACCCACTACACAGTATTGTCCTGTCGGGGGTAAGACGAGAGATAGAAATTCTGTTTTTGATACCATAGCCGCCATCAATCAATGCGCCGTCGTTAAAATAAGGTAGGCAGGGATAGGACGGCGGACTACCCTTTTCGGGTGCCCCCTAGCCTCCTTAAACCGTTTACGTATTCAATTT